TATCAAATCACAAATGATTGATTTGCAAAAAGCTCAAGCAGAAATTAATTTAGAACAAGCTAAACATCCTAGTATTTTTGTTTCGGGATCTAGGCCTGCAATCCTTTGGATTTGTGCATTGGCTTTGATGTGGCAATACTTTTTAGCACCTTTAATGAATTGGATAGTTGTTATTTCAGGATCATCAATACAACCACCAGTTCTAAATACTGAAGGTCTAATGACTTTAACTTTATCTTTACTTGGTCTTGGTGGTTTAAGAACTGCTGAAAAATGGAAAGGTGTAGCTCGAAATAATATGGTAGAGGGTAATGTTAAAGACGCTTACAAATAAAGAAAGAGAAACTTTTGCAAAAGATTGTTTTAAAATTTTAAGTTTTAATATTCCAAATATAAAGTCCTTAGATAATCTTTACGACCATTACAATAAAAATTATGAAGTCATACACATGTGTAAAGACATATACCCTAATGGCTATGAAAATATGATGGATTTATTTAAAAAAAGAAAAGAACTTCTTAAATTAAACAATAGGTCGTCTAGCTAACCTTTCAGCGAAGTCTATCCTTTCAGGAGAAAGTGCATTATTACTTACTGGTTGAACTTCAGGTAATGGAGTAGAGCTTTGTAGATTTTTTAAACCTCTTTGACTTTCTCTTCTGAATTGTTCTAAGTCGTCTTGAAACCCCTTTAGCTCATCTTCATTCATTTCATCCTGTAAGCGTTCTTTACCAGCTTCAATAGCTTCTCCTGCTGCATCTGCGGTTGCAGTATATCCTCCTGTAATCAACCTTATGCCTTGTTGTCTTGCAGCCCTAATAAAAAATTGAAGAGCTCTGGCTTTTGCACCAGGGTCTTTCCTAGCTAGTATGTTCAAAATAAAAGGACTTGAAAATGCTTGTCTCATCAAAGCCAGACCAGCAACTGTTGGCAACATACCAATAGATAGAGCATTTACCGCAATACCAGCAGCAACTAATGTACCAGCCGATTTTTCAATGACTATGGCATCTAAGGCTCTTTGCAAAGCTCTCATGCCAAGTAAACTTTCTCTTCCAAACATAGCTTCCAAAGTAGTATCTCCGTAGCTATCAAGAGTTCTTCTTAATCTGTCTGGTCTAAATATGTCTGTAATTTTTTCTTTAGAAGGATCAAAAGTATCTTTTAATAATTTCGATAAACTTGCTTGTTGTATTTCTTTGAATGTATTTTCATCTACAGCTTCTTTAACTAAATTAATATTTTCTGCACTATTTGGTTTGAAAACTACATCAGCTATTTCATCTGTACCTGAAACATCTAGCCTTCTTATAATTGCATTTTGGTCAAATGCTATTCTATCTCTTGTATCTGATGCTTTTCTTAGCATAGTGTCAAAAAAAGCTTTAGCATTATTTGCATCTGCTAGTCCAAATTCAGAACCAGCTATTTCATTAACAATTCTTTCTAACTCTAACGGTTGGTTTTTGTAAACAGAAGGAGTAAGCATTTCTAATTGGTCTAGAGCATCAACAACTTGTTTGAAGTTTCCGCCAAAAATTATTTCCATTTTTTTGTCTTGTAACCTATCAAACTGTTTAACTCCTCTAGCAAACTTTCTAAAGTCAAAACTTTCATCTGTTTTGTTGTAAGCTGATTTCCAAGCATCATGTAAAATTTTTCTTTGTAATTGGGTTTTTACATATTGTTCTCCGCCAAATTTATTCATAGCTTTTTGATAAGCTGCCTCATTTAGTTTCCCATCTTTTGTATGTATCTTTTTTAAATACTCTTCATGTTGCCTCAAGCCTTTAAAAAAATCTAAGAATGGTTTAGGGTCTTTACTAGCCGATAAGACAAATTCATCATAAACACTATCTATGTTGTAATTACCCATAGGAGCTTCGCCAATAATTTGTTTTATTTTCAAAGAATCAAAAGGCTCCATTCTTTTTCTAGCTTCATCATTAAGTTCTCCTAACTGTTTAAAGGCATTAGAAAGTTTAGTTCTTGCAGCACGATCTAATCCTTTATCAGCATAAGTAATAACTCCACCTTTTTGTTTGAGTTTTACTAACTGACGAGGATCTTCCATAAGTTGAAACAATCCAAATTTTTCTTCTAAACCATCTGCAACTGGGTTATAAATCTTTTTAGAAATTTCATCAATTAGAGAAGTATTTATACCAACATTTGTACTGTATTGTCTAAGTGCTCTAAGAGTTGATAAATCATTTCTTAGCCTTTGAAAGTTTTCTCCAAACATCAATTGATTTCTTTCTGAAGGATTTCTACCAACAGTTTGAAAATATTCTAAAAAATTATCTGTTTCAAGACCTTCTTTTATTCTTGCAGAACGACTAAATAAATTTTCTCTAAGTCTCATCAAACTATCAGAGGCATAATCATCAACATCTTTAGGTGCTTTCGTAGCTGCTTCTAACGGAGCTCTAGCATATCTGTCGTCTATGAGCCTAACCATATCATCAAGAGTTTCTGCAATATTTTGGTTTATAGCTCTTGCAATACCTTCTGCAATTACAGGATCTTCATCACTAGCTATGTTAAAGAGCATTTCATCAACTTGCTTATACCTATCATTTAATTGCTCTGTAACTCCTTTTCTAACTTCTTGCAAACTTCTTATTAACAAATTACCAATCTCATCACGACCTATTGCTGTAGTAAAATCATCAGCAGAAGTTATTCCCTCTATAAGTTCTTCAACTAATTTATTAACTTCTTTACTGGTTTCTATTTCAGCCGAGTTTAATTTTGCCCTAGCAGCATCTAAAGATTCTTTTATTTGCCCTCTTGTTGCTTCTGTAACAAATTCATCACCAGCAAAGTTCTCTCCATTTATTAATCTGTTTAATCTATCTATTTCCTCTTTTAAATATTCTTTGGTTTTTAAAACTCTTTTATTACCCAAGACTGTTTCTGAAACTGCTTGTAATCTACCAGCAATAACTCTATTAAGTGCAGATTGTGATGGTAAAGCTTTAAACTCATTTAAACCAACTTCTCCATCTCTTACTGCTTTTGCTATTTGTTTATCAGTTGCTTCTTTACCTAGTTTTTCATCTAGCTTCATAATATCTAATATAGATCTGCCTTTGATAGCTTGTTGTTGAAATCTTAAATTATCAAAGGGTGCTTGTTTACCTAATAACAAAGAATAAAATTTGAATACTGCTTCACCTAAACCCTGTCCTACAGCTCCTAATGTAAACTCTGTGCCTAACAAGGAAATTAATTCATCTCTATTTTGTGCTTGTATGCCTTCTTTAACTTCGTAAGCCTCTTCAACTCCTTTACCAATAGCACCCCCAAGTCCAGAGGCAATAACATTACCAGCAACATTACTGTTTCTAAGTAAAGCAGTAGCAGCTTTTGCTAATCTTACTTGCGGTATTAAAGCTAAGACACTACCAAATACAGGCCCTATGGCTCCTGATAAATCTGCAAAGTCATATCTGTTAAATCCAAAGTTAGAAGCTTCGAGAGACTCATCAATAATTGTGTTTTGTTGAATTTTTTGTCCGTTAGTTAGAGTTACTGTTTTTATGTAATCTGCTAACCCCAATCTTTTCATTCCTTCTGGAGTCAATGCAAGTTTATTACTTGAGTCTCTTGTATATTGATTACCAACATGTCTAGCAAGAACCAACTCTTGCTCTTCTGGTTTTGAGGCTTCAGCTAAACCAAGCTCAAACCTTAGTCCCATATCTTTTACGCCAGTATCGTAATCAAAAAAAATATTATCTGCTTGAGGAACTACAGACCTTTCAGCTATTAAAGCTTTTACTTTTTTTCTAGCTTCATCTTCACTTCTAGCTTGAACTTCTAAAGTGTCGTCATCTGTAACTTGAATAACATAAGTATTCATTATTTAAGTTTGCCTAAAAATATTTTGTTCTCTAATACGTCAGTAGTCTTTCCAATTTCAGATACTAAAGAGTCGTAATCTAAATTATATTTTTCAAATTTAGGAGCATAATAAGCTTCAGCTTGTGCTGTATATCTAGGATCTGCTTTAACCATAGCTAAGTTACCTTTTATACTGACTTGGTAAGCTTTACCACTTTCTTTAAAGCCAGCCAAAGATTGACGTAAAAGTTTTTTTAATTCTCCAGTAGAAGCAAAACCACTTCTTAAATCACCAAACACTTTAGTTATAATTTGCCTATCTCTATCTGAAATAGTTCTTCCTGATTCGCCTAAAACAGCTTGTAGGTTTTTTTGTCTTATAGTTTCAATAATAGTCGCAACTTGTACATACGGTGGCAATCTATCAAAATTCTTTTCACCCATTCCTATAAAGTTTCTTGCATCATCCAAATACTTTGAAAACAATCCCCTAGCACCAGTAACTGTTTCTGGGTTTTTTTCAACAATATCTATAGCTTGTTCTAAAAGTTTTACTGCTTGAATATTACCTTCTAAGAAAGGTACTTCTTCTTGTATTTCATTACTTACTTTCAAAAAGTCAGTTGGCTTTAATTCTAATGCTGATTTACCTGTATTTTTAGCTTGTTCTTTTAACAATTCAAAAGCTTGTTCAGAAGATGCTGTTCTTTTAGCTCCTTCTTTCTGAGCAAAAGTCATAGTACCTAAAGGTATTCCCATAAAGTCACCAGTTTGCACTAGCCCTTCTCCTATTTCGGACATTAAATCTCTTAACTTACCATCACCAAAAGCTCTAAGTGCAGCTTGGGAAAAAATAAAATTCCTATCATCTTTTGCATATTTTTCTTGATCTTCTTTTGATACTACGAAATCCGCTTCCCCAGGTGGAGACCTATCTTCAGGAGAAGGTAAAGGATTTTCTTGTCCTTCAGCTATTGCCTCTTCCAATCTTCTTCTTCTTTCTGCTTCTTCTTCTGCAGCAATTTCTTCAGGTGATTTTTCTGTGGTTACACCTTCTTCAGGAATTACAATATCTTCTTCTGGCACACCACTACTGCCATCTAAATCTGTAACTATTTCTGGTGTGGCAATATTTTCTGTATAAGTGGGGTCATATTTTTTTAATGCATCTTGAGTTGCTTCAATAACTTTTTGCAAACCTTCTGCATTAGTTCCTAAATCATAAAATGAAGTACCAAGTCTTTTTTGGTCTTTATAAAATTCATCTCTTTCTTTTCTATCTTCTTCGGTTCCACCATATCCAAATAAATCTTTACCAAAATCTATAACACTTCTTATACCACCACCTAAATTTTCTAAACCAGCCGCAATATTTCCTTCCACAGTTTGAGGTGCGTATTGTGTACCTAATCTTTTTTTAATAGCTTCAATAGTTTGTAAATCACTATCTATCAGCATAGGCTCTCTAGCTTGTGCACCTTCTCCAGAACGTGCAAAAAATCTAGCAATTGCATTTATTATATTTTCACCCATAGGAACTTCTTTGTTTGCTTGAGTAGATAGTCTATTGATTAATCTATCTGAAATTTCACCATTATTTATTTGTGCAATTAAATCCGTACCATCAACAATACGCCCATCAGAAAGTGCAAAATCATTTGGCCCTAAAGTAGCTCCTTCATTTATATTACCTAAATCAGTTGGGTCTATTTGTTTTGGAAGTTCGTTAAAATTAATATCGGGGACTATTGGAATATTTTCAGGAACTAAAGTTTCTATACCTGAAGAGCCATCACCTGTTTCAGGCTGTACTCCAATTTCTTCTGGTCTTACAACTGGAGGGTCTATTCGTGGGCTTATAACAGTAACATCAGGACTTTGATATGAAGCCTGTCGGAACATTTCTCTATCAAAAACACTCATTAGAAATATTGCTGTCTTGGTGTAGGATTATAAATTGCTGTTGGAGAACCATAAGTAGTTGTTAATCCTGAAGGCTTATAAGCTGGTTCGGTGCTCAAAGCTGCATTAATAACCTCTGGTTTGTTAGGATCTTCGTAAACACTTGGGGGTGGCTGTACACCAGCATTTTGATTAGATTGATTTGTTTGTTGTACAGGTACAGGTTGTGTGTATACTGGGTACGGTCTTGCCAAATAAGGATTTAGAGATTGTTGCATATTTGGCATCATGTTAGAAAAAGTATTTAAAAATGCACCAACACCAACTGCTTTTGGATTAGGAGCTCTGCCATAAGTTGTTTCTAACTGGGCTGATACTGGCTGGTACCTAGGCATTATTTGACTTAATGTTGCGGCAGTAGCTAAAGGATCATTTCTTTCTAATAATTGTCTGTTGAATTGTGATTGGAACCTTCTGTCTTGCAAGTCTCTTGGAGTTCTACCAAGAGATAGTAAGTTAGCTATTCCTGTCATGCCTAAAGATTGTGTTTGAGAACCTAAGTCAGATAAGTCTCTAGCTAAAGTTCTTCTGTCTGTTATTTCTCTATTTACTCTATCTAAAGAATCTCTATAACCAGCAGCTCGTAATCCAGCTAATTCTTTAGTCAAACCTCTGCTAAATTCTTCCATTCTGTCTTGAGAACCTAATCTAGCTCTTGAGCCAAAAGCAGACTCTCCGCCAGTTTGTATATCTTTAAACCTTCTACGGTTCTCAGACATGTCAAAAGCTCTTACAGCGTCTTGTGTAGCTTGGTCAATGACGGCTTGTTGATAAGGGTTTTCATATTTTTGAAATGCCATAGGGTCTTGTAAATCCCTAATTCTGCTTAATTGTTCTTCGCCACCAGTTAAAAATCTTTCGTAATCGCCTATGCCACCTCTTAATCTAGAAAGTCCAAGCTGTTCTAACTCTCCTAAACCAGCTATTTGTTGTTCAGGAACAGCAGTAGCAAACCTTTTTTTAGCTATTTGTTGAAGTTGATTTATAAAGCCAGGAGTTGTGCCTGTACCAAAAAACAAACTTCTAAGATAAGGATCACCTGTAGTATCAGTTACTCTTTGACCAGATGTTATAATTTGTTCAGCCATTATGCGTTTGCCTCATTATACTTTTCAAAAGTTTTCATTAAATTCATCATATTTCTTGCACCTTTTTTTCTATCAGGGTTTCCACTTGGAGTTAAAGATACAACGCCTTTGCTTTTACTAATTTTATAACCGCCCACTCCTTTGTTAGCAGAAGCAGTCATAACAAACTCACCATCAGATAACATAGCTGGTATATCGTCTGAAGTTCCAGTTCCAGGGCCTTCAGATTCTCCGCCATCTCTCATATCTAAAACTTCTCCGCCTTCAGCATAACCTATCATTTCTTTTTCTTTTTCCATTCTATAACCTTGTCTTACTCTATCTACAAATTCTTGAATAGGTTCAATTCCATCATTAAAAAGTTCTTGAGCTTCTGTCATAACTTTTCCAAAATCTTGTTGAGCTCTAGCTGCAAGAGCACCAATTTGCTCAGGATTTTGAGTTATTTGATATATGTCATACAAAGAAGAACCTACATCTTTAGCAACATCTTCAACAGGCGTATTTAAAAATTTTGCTGTACGGTTAAATGAAGGCAAAGCCCTTCTAAATTTAAATAAAGGGTTATTTTGTAAATCTCTAACTGGCCCACCTTCAGAATACCCTCTAAATCCTAAATCAAACCCACCCTGACCATATACAGGAGCTGGTCTCAATTCAGGTCTTATGTTTTCTCTAATATCTACTAAAGGATTTTTTTCTACATCTCTAGCTGCATAATAACTTGTTAATCCAGCCAAGCCTCCCATTCCCCCTGCTAATCCAAACTGAGCTCTGTTGATTCTGTCTTGTTCTTCTAATAATTCTTCTCTTGTCATACCACTAGGATTAGCTGATACTAAACTTGCTGGTTGAGATGCATACATCATCATAGGGTTTCCATAACTAGCATATTGCAACATAGGATTAACACTATCTTGACCTTTAGAACTTGCTTTGCGTTCTAAGTATTGTCCAGCTAATTTAACCAATGGATTGCTAGATTGCCCCATTCTTTGTGTAGCAAAAGAAACTAGAGGATTTGATGAGCCACCTAAAGAACTACTAGCCATTTGTAATAATGGATTGTTAGATCCTGCTCCCAAAGATGTTATGCCTCCTGACCCACCAGATTTCAAAGCGGCAAAACTTGATTTCATATCTTTTAAACCGCCAAAAATATTTTTTAAGCCACCGCCTTTTATTTTTGTAAAAGCATCTTTTATTTTTGTAAATGGGTTACTGCCAAAAGAAGTTGCTTTAAAATAGTTTGCTGGAGTGATTTTTGTTCCTGCAGCTACAACTGGGGACATGCCAGGTTTTAATCCACCTGCCGCACCGCCTGCTGCTCCCATAGCAGCACCCATTAAAGCACCTTTTATGCCTCCCCCACTAGCGACTCCTCCTAGAGCCCCTCTTATAGCCATAGCAGCTAAAGGCCCTACGCCTGGAATCGGTATAAAGTTCATAGCTATAGGTGCTAATTTTCTAAATGCTTTACTTTTAACTACTTTTTTAACCAAGCCTACTTGAGCTTTGACTAATTTTTTAACTGGCTTAATTATTTTTTTTACAAGTTTCTTTAAAAAGAACTCTGGCAATCCAGAATTGGGGTTGATACCCATAGAACTGCCTACAATATAATTAGCAGGGTTTATACCCTGATTTAACATATCTCTGAATATTTGTCTTTTTGTAGCTAAAGAAATAGATAATGGTGGGATTACCATTTCCCCATCAGCAACGTGTGCTATTCTGTTATCTTCGTATCTTCCTAAACTTGCAAGACCAGTCATTTGTTCATTCATCTTGTTATTTTATTATAAGCAATAGTGGGGCTACAACTCTATTTTAATACCACCACTAAGTTTTACGTCTATTTTCAACGTACCTACTGAGCCAAGCAGTTCAAAACCAGCACTTTTTATGGTTGGTTCTGTTAACTGAACAAATCTGTTGCCTAAATAAGCTTGTAAAGAGCCAACAGTTGTATTCCATATTACATCACCTTCTTGAAAATCTAAAGTATTTAATTCAGTTTGTGTGAAGTGTGGTGTCCTATCAGGATCAAAGCTACCTACATTTAATTCAAGTATTCTTACTAATCTATTATAAAGTTGTGGAGAAACTTCTGTTGAAGCAAAAGGCAAAGCTGTTTTTAATAATCTGGACATTATCTTCTGCCATCAGGCTGTATGTCTAATCTAGTATCTCCTAATCGCCAACCAACTCCATCATTTCCTGAATCACCATCATTAGATTTTATTTTAAAAACCACTTGCCTTCCTCTACCTCTTATATGAGATTGTTTTGTAGTTGGACTGATAGTTGAAGTTGCTACAGAAGAAAGACTGTCGCCAGGGAAGTTTCTAACCTTAGTTTCTATATTTACATTAGTTGAACTATCGCTTGTAAGAAACTTGACATCAGGTACTAGCCTTTTTAAAAAAGAAAAGTTTTCTCCATCTTGTATATCTAAATCACCAGACTCAATAAATACATTTTGCATTTCACTACCATCATCATTAAACCCAACTTCGTGCTGATATAAGTAATTATTAGCAGTAGCTTGTGGATAAGATACAACTCCTGTATCTAACCAACATGTTCTAGTAAGTTGTCCATAATACCAAACTGCTTCTTGGTAGTTGTAAATAACATACCTATCGTTTTCTTGAGAGGAGCTACTAGGATAGAACCAACCTATTTCAGAATGTTGTTTATTAGTAAAAGCAAAAGTCTTGTATGCTTGTGCTGTATTAAAATCTGAAAAAACATAATTTTTTACGGTACAAGGTAATTCGCTAACTGCTCCTTTATAAACATAAAAAGCATCTTTACCCATAAAATAAACACCCTCTGGGCCATTTACACAAGCGTTAGGGCCTATTAATCCAGCAGCTTCATCAATTAGATTAATAGCAAAAACCAAAGGCGGCCCTATATTTGTCATACTGTAAATTGAAGTATCAGTAAAAATAACAACTTCTTGTCTAGCTTTTATTCCACCAACAATCTGAGAACCTGACGAAAGTCTTACGCTACCTGCGGTATTTGTTGTTCTTGGCTCAAAATCTAACAAATCTTCTGAAGAAGAAAAGGCAACTAACATAGGATCTAAAGCACCTGTACGAGCTCCTGCACTTATAGGATCTGCTCCTAAAACTATTAAGTGTCTATTTGTTTCAGAAGTTAAAACTTTAATACATTTAGTTGGAACTAAATTTGCTCCAGTAATTGAACTTAATTCAATAGCTCTTGTGTTTGTACCAGAAGATTCATCCCATCTAAAAATACCTCCTCCTCTAACACCCATAACTAAATCTTCTCCGTAGTTATCTTGCGACCAAATTCTTAATTGGTTAGAAGCAGAAAGAGGACTAGATGATCCCCAACCACCTGCACTCCAAGCACCAGAACCCCAACCAGTACCTTCTACAAAAACATCCAAGCCTGTTATAATTTGGTATTCAGCATTTGCACTTCCGCTAGTGTTATCACTTGAATTAGCTGTTACAGCGTTGCCACTTGTATCAACTGCATTTATAAAATATTCATTACCGTTTGCAGTTGAAATAGACTGTATTTGATACTCTTGATTTAAAACTGCTGCGGTTATGTTTCCACCTAAGGTACTTGCACCACTATAAGTTACAAAATCTCCAGGGTTAGCACCATGTCCAGCATCAGTTACTTTTATCGAACTAGAACCATTAGTTGTTTTGGTAAAGGTTATACTTCCTGATACAGTTTTTCTTATAGGTGTAATATCGTGAAAAGAAGATCCTGATTGTATATAAAATTTTAAATGCGTTCCTATCCCTAAATATCTAGCACCATCAAGAGCAATCCAATTAAATAGAGAACGTGCAGTACCTTTGAAGGTAGAAGCTACTAGTTTAGCCCAACCGCCAAATTTTTCAGGTAATCCCATTCTAAATCTAACTAAATTACAATCAAACCAACCCCCTTCATTAGAATAAGAAGTTCCTTCTCTATTTATACCAGGTTTGAATTTATACTTAATTAAAGCCATTTTTTATTTTATCAAGAGCATCATACAAACTTTCTTTAGAATTTATGTTTTTCATAAGAGAGTCTTTAAAAGTTATTTTTTTTCTTTTGCCATCCTTAAAAATTTTAAATACTATTGTATTGTATTCCAAACAATAAAAAGCATAAAGGTCAACCATACCTTTTTTATAATCTCTAAGCTTTGTATTAGCCCCTCTACGCATGTCAAAACACCAATTTACTCTTTTGTGAGTTTTATGACACATTTTCTTTTTAGAACAAGTTTTTACTTGGCATTTGTACATAATGTCATTTATTTCAAATATTATGTCAGCGTGACTACCATGTGGTAAGACATGAACGGTATCGCTTTCTAAACTTAAAAAACTAGCGACTGCGTATTCGCCTGATCTTCCAATCCGTTCTGTTTGGCGAGTCATATTCAAAAAGGGTATTCATCAGACTCCATCATTTCTGAAAGCCTTACAGCTCTTTGACCAACTTGGCCAGCCCATCTGCTGTTCAACATTTCTTCTGCGGCTTTAGTAAAATTTTTGTTTTTAATATGCTCAAGTGTCTTTTCAAATTTAAACAATCTGTTCCCCATATTAAAATACATATCAATTAAAACAGTTTTTCTTACTTCT